GACCTTATTACTCATCGCCAACGCTTAGCAAGCACGCTTGCTTTGCGTCTGGTATACACACTAGCGGAAAAGGACTCCGATTTCTCGGAGTACCTTACGCAGTCGTCACGATCGTGAGGTAAAAGACTATTTGCGAAATGGCGCCGTCCTTCGGTAAAATACCGAAGGAGCATGCTCCATCCGTTCATAGTCCTCTTGATCTGACGTGACCGAATTACGGTAACGTACCACTCGACCTTCTGAAGGTCTTTGTTAATACGTCGCCGCTTCGGCTTGTATTGATCCGCCACTTCAACTAAGCTAGGACATCCTAAAAGCATGTCTTCGCTCGGAATCTCACCGTAGATATGGTGCAGGTTCTCTACGATATAATCGTAGCAGTTGAAGTAGTGATGTTTATAAAACGAGTTGGCATATTTAATCCAACTCGCATAAACACTAGGGCGTGGCTCAGATGACCAAACCGTCCGTATTCGGATCGGTGTAACATTAGCGCCTTTGAAGGCGTCCATGCCACAGGATTCTCTAAAGAGTCCTTTGGTGCAACTCTTATCACGGTTTATTTTTAAACCAAATGATTCGAGTAGTTCGATCGCTCTATCAGCAAACGCTGTTGGGACGATCACATCATCGCCGTATACTAGGATGCGGTCCTTCACTCCATGATCATTGTCGTTACAATAACCACTTTGTGATGGAGACGCAACCGCGCCTACAGCCGCCGCGGTCAGGATACTCCATATGCACAGTGCCATGACGGGAAAGCATAAAGCTGACCCCATTGGCGCGTACTTCTGGAGCATTAAAACCTGACCGTTTGGCAACTGCGTTGATAAACTCCTGCACGCTTCCAAATGCCTCAAAAGAGGCTCTGGGAACAGCAGGCGAACCAGCTCAAGGTTAACACGATCACTCGCTTCGTTAAGATCGAGTGTCGCGTAGCTACCATCCAGGGAGCCCAAAAGGGCTCCTTTCTGGTTGGGACCTTGATCAGTGAAGAACACATTGAACTTACTAAGTTCATGGTCTTCAACGTGTCGGACGATGGCCTCACCTAATCCTTGCTGAACCCATTGGAAAGCCAGTGGTTCACATGAGATTAGTCGGGGCCCGCGCGAGTCCTTCGGCACGAGTATAACCCGCGCAGACAACTCACCGTCTCCTAACTTATATAAGTGTTGGAGATCATCGCAAACATGACCCAAAGACGTGTAGAAATACTCGTCTATCGGATACACTTCAGCGATACGCCCAGGAATTACGGACCAGCTATACTTGTCCCAGAGCTTCTCCCTAGTGGAGACTGCACCGGGACCGTGAGCGGGCCAGATGTTCTTGGGATCGAAAGTACGAAAGAGCTCCCAAAGGAGAATTCGTGCTTCGCGAGCTACTTCGGCGGTGGATTTCTCAGTTTTCTGAGGAAATCTAGCGCTTCGGTAGTTATCCTGAATATCAGTGGCAAGACGCCTAAGATAGTCAGAATGAGTCCGAACTTCCTCTTCCGTTTCAATGAACCGGTCGAGGATGATTTGTTCTTGTTCATCAGTGTAGGGCAACTCGTACTTGTAAAACAAGTAACAAAGCTGTCGTATAACACGGACGCTATCTGCGCATGGATCTGGAAGGACCATGCCGGCCTTATCGAACACACGGCTAAAGAACTCACCCATAAAAATGGGCAGTTCAGTCTCAGGCTGGAGTGAAAACTTCAGATTAGAGACAGTCAGCTTAGTGTTTGAGGAAAGAGCCCTATCAAGGGCCTTCCCGAGCTTAGGTAAAGTTTTCGTTAGAAAACTTATTCCTTCCGCGTTCACTCGACTAACCACCTTTTGGGTAGTCAACCGGAGTGAGCGTGTGTTGAATACAACTCCATGCGACGTATTAAAGTCGCGGAGGAGCTTGACGACGAGGGTAACCTCGTCTAGGCTTTTAACGGTATGCATAATGCAATATCGTCCTAGAGCCCGAATCCAACTCCCCTGCGATCCCGTACGAAGCTTACAACTGTAGTTAGAATGCCAATGAAGACATTCGATCAGACCATGCGCAGTATGGTACTTCCAACCATCCCTAACGGCAAACCACCTAAGCGTAAACGCTTCGGTGCCGCCATCAAAGTGGATGGACAACCAGAGCTGGACAAGATCGGCCAGCCATACACAGAATTCACTCAAGCGAACTTCCCGCTGAAAGGAATGGTCTTGGTCACTTGTGATCCAAGAGCAATCTCTAACAGCGTGTTCGCCGAAGGTCTTCTGGAATTCGGGTCTCCCTAGAGTAATGAACTCCAAGTCTGTTGTTAAGCAGATGAGGAAGAAAAGACGCGACCGGTATTTCTACCAGTCGCGCTTAATCGACCTAAGAGGACCCTTTCTCCGACATCATGTTCTGTACTTCTACAGTACACGACTTAAAGCGGTTATTATCCGCGCCGAAGTGGCTGCCCACAGAGGTATACGATAACTATTACAGTTATCGCACCCATTAAACATGGGTGAGAATAGAACTCTAAACAGAAGAAGCTTATTAAAGGCTTCCTCCGATGAGTGCTGCTGCACCGTAGCCCGAACAATCGAACAAGACCGTGGTACCCGCGCCAGTAGTGGCGGAGATAGCCAGGAGATTTGCTAGAACGTTCGTGCCTTCCGTAATTGCTGCGACCGCCCCTACGGGGAAGTCGACAACAGTATACGCGGAGAAGACTACAGGCGTAATATTATCGACCGTGGAGATGATAGTTTTATCAACCCGCACGGCCGAACGCCGACGTAGTCTGAATCCCGAACCCGTCTCCTGGTGTCTTACCGAGAGACGATGTTGAAGTGAGGGAGATTCGCCACTTTTGGCGAATATCAACTCACGGCCAGTGACGCTGAGCCGGAGAAATTCTTCTTCGGTCCCGGCGGCATTCTTTACTTCGTTAGTAGTCAGGTTTGTTGGAAACATGGCAATCGAGGTATTAACTAACCTCAGTAGCTATAATCCGACGGACCCTTTTTTGAGACCTTCGGACGTCTGCGGGGACGCCGTCGTGCTATCACGAGGGCGGCCGCAAGCAAGAACTCTTTCGAGTTCAGCCCGCTCGACAAGATCTGAGCGTGTGTCGGGAGTCCCACTTGGCGGCGATAAGCCACCTCAGTTACTCTCGGCAGGGGTTTCCAGGCCGACGGGCCGAGCCAGTCTTTATTGCTGACGCTTACGCGACAGTCAATGTAGCGGACTCGTTTCACCGACCAGAGGAAACTCTGTATGTTTATCAGAGGCTCCATGTTAGCGAATCGTAGGTTGTTAAGGTATGAACTCACGTTCAAAAACCAATCAACTACGAACGACCAGGGTATAGCATTCCAAACGATAGCTGGGTTCAAATTGACACCCAGCGCGTCTAGAAGCGCTAATAAACGCGCGTGCTCGACCTGGTATCTAGTAAACGTAAACGTATACTTGATCTCAGCATGGAACTCGGTAGGTAAGTACACAACTGACCGACTATGTCTATTCGCCCCTACGAGCGGGTACCAGGAACCTCCTGGGCCGTTATCGTAGAAGTTGGAGAGCATTTGTCGATCGGGATACTCCGCAAACGAGAAACTAAAATGTCTCGTCTGCATTCTACCAGCACGACTAACTAAAGCATTAATACGCTTTTCGCTAGTCGCCAACGCGGAAATAATTCCGCGAATGTCTGATATAAGCGGCTGCATGGCGAACTTCCATTGAAGATAGCCATCAGCGGCCGTGCGCAGGATCTCTCTCAGGGTAAGCGCTCCTTTTGGACTCGGAAGAATCCTAAGGATCTTACCAAATGATCTGAGAGTGTTCGGCAGTGACTTGAAGTCTTTTAGCTCTATAATAGAGTTAATCAGACTCAATTCACCCTTCACTAAGGGCAGCATGCTCGAAAGAGCACGCTGCTTGAATGATTCCAATTCAGCAGGCGGCAGCACAAAGCTGTCGTCTAACTGACCTGGAACGAACAATTGCTCGGGAATATCGACGTAAGGTCGGTATTCTCCGGCAGTTCCTGAGCCGAAGTAGATACCCAAGAATGGGTCGTCAACCACCGCTTGGTGGAAGGCGCCCCACTTATTAGGAACGAAGGGAGTCCATTGTTCCGTATTTACTACGGTAGATGCAAGCGTCGAACCACTCTCCGGAAGATTGAACCAGCGTTTGTAGTGCTGGAAATTCTTCCATTGGTGTTTCGATCCGCTAGAATTCGGCGTATACGCCTCAAAGCTCGCCTCCTGGCTTGCTCGAGGGTACGTCGCCGCATTACTCGCTCCGCTAGACGGAGGAAAGTACGAAGGTGCCTCAAGTTTTGCGTGAATCCAATCCCCAACGGGGACGAATTCAACGCTGCTTGAACCACCAGGTACAATCTCCGATCTACTTTCATATGACATACAGTTGGAAGTTGAAGTATTCAACATTGGACTCTCCCCCCACAAGGGGGG